ATGGCGGCGGAATGCGAATGGCTGATCCAGGCACGTGACGCGCAATTGCCACCATCCGGCGACTGGCGGGTCTGGTTAATCCTTGGTGGTCGCGGCTCTGGTAAGACAAGGGCAGGTGCTGAGTGGGTATCTGGCATGGCGCTGGGGCTTGCACCTTTCGCGGCGCGAGCGTGCGGGCATATCGCACTTGTCGGGGAGACCTTTGCCGATGCACGTGAGGTGATGGTGGACGGCCCATCGGGTATTCTGTCTGTCTCACGTGCCAGTCGGCCACGCTATGAAACAACACGGCGGCGGCTCCTCTGGGATAATGGTGCTGTGGCATCACTCTATTCCTCTGAAGACCCGGATGGTTTGCGTGGTCCACAATTTGATGCTGCATGGTGCGATGAACTGGCGAAGTGGAAAAACCCACAAGCGACATGGGATATGTTGCAGTTTGGCTTGCGACTGGGGGATTTCCCCCGTCAGGTTGTGACGACAACGCCACGTGCGGCGCCGTTGCTGAAAACGCTGATGACTGACAATTCAGTTGCCATGACACATATGCGGACATCAGAGAATGCCAGCAATCTGGCAGATGGCTTCATACAGGCCATTAATCAGCGTTATGCCGGAACGCGGCTTGGACGGCAGGAACTTGATGGTGAGTTGATTGAAGAACGTGCTGGTGCATTGTGGTCGCGGGAGCGGATCGAACAATGTTTCGAACCGGAGGCACCGCAGCTTGTGCGTATTCTGGTGGCCGTTGATCCACCCGCTTCATCGGGTAAGTCGTCGGATGCCTGCGGAATTGTCGTCGCAGGCATTGATGAAAATGGCATTGGTCATGTGCTTGCTGATGAGAGCATGTCGATGGCCAAGCCGCATCAATGGGCGCGTCGTGCGATTGCGCTCTATCACACCTACGAGGCTGATGCGATTTTGGCCGAGGTTAATCAGGGGGGCGAGATGGTTGCAGCCGTTCTTTCGGCAGAAGATGTTTCTGTGCCTGTCCTGATGCGGAGGGCATCGCGTGGCAAGTGGCTACGTGCGGAGCCTGTGGCCGCGCTCTATGAGCAGGATCGTGTTCGGCATGCCGGACGCTTTCCGGCGCTTGAAGACGAGATGTGTGATTTCGCGCCCGAAGGCCTATCGAGCGGGCGCTCACCGGATCGTCTGGATGCGTTGGTCTGGGCTTTGGGCGAGTTGATGCTTATTGCAGACCGAAAGCCGCGTATCCGCCGCTTTGGTTAGAGCATAATCCGACCGGAGTGAAACGAGGATCGATAAGATTGTGCTTAAAATAGAAGAAATTAGAGCGCCGATCTGATTCAATCAGATCGAAACGCGCTCTAAAAATTCAGATAATTGGAGAGCCAATATATGGCGTGGAACTGGCCGTGGCGCAGAAGTGCCGCGAATGCACCCTCGCATTCTTATGACGGGCGACAGACCAAGATGGCGAACGGCTTTGTGGCCTTGCATATGGAACGTGGACCATCGTGGATCGCGCGGGATTATACGTCGCTCGCCCGTGAAGGGTTTATGCGCAATCCGGTGGCGCATCGCTGTGTGCGACTGATCGCGGAAGCCGCGAGCAATGTTCCCTGGTTGCTTTATGAAGGCACCACCGAACATGAGATCCATCCCTTGCTGGATCTCATAGCAAGGCCGCAGGGCGGTTTGGATGGAAGCAGTTTCTTCGAGAGGCTTTACGGGCATCTGCTGATTTCCGGTAATGCCTATGTGGAGCGTGTCGATTTGCCAAGCGGTCGCATGGAATTGCATCTTTTGCGGCCAGAACGGGTAACACTAGAAACATCGAGCGATGGCTGGCCGCAATCGCTGGTCTATCGTTCGGGCAACGCAAGCAGAACCGTATCGCTTGCTGGATCGACGGCGTCTGGATTGCATCTCAAACTGTTCCACCCACTGGACGATCATTATGGATTTCCGCCGCTGGAAGCAGCCCTTATGGCGCTCGATATTCACAATGCGGCTGGTGCCTGGAACAAGGCTTTGCTGGACAATTCCGCTCGTCCATCCGGCGCGCTTGTTTATGCGCCAAAAGACGGCGGCAATCTGACGGAAGAGCAGTTCGAGCGGCTTAAGGTGGAGCTGGAAGAAGGATATACAGGAGCATCCGGCGCGGGGCGACCATTGCTTCTCGAAGGTGGGCTCGATTGGAAGGCCATGGGCTATAGTCCACAGGACATGGATTTCATCGAGGCGAAAAATGGAGCCGCACGTGACATCACGCTTGCTTTTGGCGTGCCACCGATGCTGCTCGGCATTCCGGGCGACAATACTTACGCCAATTATGCAGAAGCCAATCGCGCCTTCTATCGCCTGACCGTGTTGCCGCTGATTAACCGCACCGCCAAAGCGCTGGGCTGTTGGCTTGGGCCATTGTTTGGTGATGACCTCAGGCTTGAGCATGATGCAGACCGGATTGAGGGGCTGTCCCTTGAACGCGAGTCCTTGTGGCGGCGCATCTCGGAAGCTTCGTTCTTGAATGATGATGAAAAACGCGATGCGGTTGGCTACCAGCCGCGTGCAGAAAGGAGAACGCCATGAGCAATTTGAGCGAAACCGTTCTGACCTCGGATGCGACATTGGTGTGGTTCGCAAAAATCGCAGGTGCAGTGGCAGGTTCTGCAGTCTCGCTGGCCTATATGCTGCCAAACGGCAAGCGCGAGGCGGCAATCCGTTTTGCAGTAGGCATCATATGCGGCATGGTCTTTGGCGGCGCGGCAGGGGTGAAAATCGCCGAAACGCTGTCGTTACAGACTCTTCTTGGCCGCGCGGAACTGATGCTGATGGGATCGACTGCTGCAAGCCTTGCCGCATGGTCCGCGCTGGGCGTTCTCAAGCGCTTTGCTGAACGTGCCAAGCAGGCATCTCTTCCCGGAATTCCATTTTCTGAGAGGAACAGGAATGGCAAACTCTGAATTCAGGCTTGAAACCAAGCGTGCCTCTCTTGCGCTGGAAGAGGTTGAAATTGACGGCAGCTTCACGGGTTATGCCAGTGTCTTTGGTTTGGCCGACCTGGGCAATGACGTCATAGAAAAGGGCGCTTTTGCGAAGTCGCTTTCATCCCGAAAATCATCGGGTGTGCGTATGCTTTGGCAGCACGATGCCGCCGAACCGATAGGCGTGTGGACGGATATTCGTGAAGATGCGCGCGGGCTGTATGTCGAGGGCAGGCTTGCCAAAGGTGTCGCACGGGCACGCGAAGCGCTGGAGCTGATGCGCGCGGGCGGACTTGATGGGCTGTCCATCGGTTTCCGAACGATCAAGGCACGCAAGGATGCGCGCACCGGCTTACGTCACATTGTTGAAGCGGATCTCTGGGAAATCTCAGTGGTCACGTTTCCGATGCTGCCACAGGCGCGGATTAATAATCTGAAGGCTGAATTGCCAACAGTCAGACAGTTTGAACGCTGGCTCACGCGGGATGCGGGGCTGAGCCGTTCCGCTGCACGTACGGTGATAGCAAAAGGCTATGCAGCACTTGCAGCTTTTCACGACAGGGACGGGCGGGAAGCCATCCAGTCAGACAATGCAGGCCTCGCACGGCGTATGCGCGCCGCCTGCAAGATGATGTGATTTAACGAAAACAGGATCAATATGAAAAATATCAATGCAATCCCGCTCGAAACCAAGAGCGTGGAAACGAAGGCGCTTGGATCGAACCTCGGCAATGACGGCGATGTGTCGGAAGCTTTCGATGAATTCATGACAGCATTTTCGGCCTTTCGCGAAGCCAATGATGAACGCCTGAAGAAGGTCGAAAAAAGTGCTGATGTCGATGTGCTTTTGCGCGAGAAGGTTGATCGCATCAACCGGGCTCTCGACGAGCAGAAACAGGCGCTTGATCAATATGTGCTGAAAAGTGCACGCCCGCCAATGGGCAAGAATATGCCTGTGGCCAATGTCGAACATAAGCAGGCATTCGATGGCTATGTTCGTCGCGGCGATGAACAGGCGCTGCGTGGCATTGAGCTGAAAGCGCATTCCTATGCTTCCGGACCTGATGGCGGTTATCTTGTCCCGGCGGAACTTGAAATGGAAATTGGTCGCAGGCTGGCTGTGCTTTCTCCTATCCGCGGCATCTCCAGCGTACGCCAGGTCTCAGGCGCCATCCTGAAAAAGCCATTCTCGGTGAGTGGCCCTGCTACAGGCTGGGTCGGTGAAACCGATGCACGTCCACAGACTGCGTCGGCAAAGCTTGCGGAACTCCAGTTTCCCACCATGGAAATCTACGCCATGCCAGCGGCGACTTCGTCGTTGCTCGACGATGCTGCAGTCAATGTGGAACAGTGGATTGCTGAAGAAGTGGAAACAGCTTTTGCTGAACAGGAAGGCGCTGCTTTCATCGCCGGCAATGGTGTGAACAAGCCGATGGGCTTCCTGAGCTATGATACAGTCGAGGATGCAAGCTGGGCATGGGGCAAGATTGGTCATATCGCAACTGGTGTCGATGGTGCGCTACCCGCTTCGAATCCATCCGATAAACTCATCGAACTCATCTATGCGCTGAAGGCCGGTTATCGCCAGAACGCGAATTTCGTGATGAACCGCAAGACCCAGAGCGTGTTGCGCAAGCTGAAAGATGCTGACGGTAATTACCTCTGGCAGCCACCTGCAGCCGTTGGCGAAAAAGCTTCATTGATGGGCTTTGGCCTCGTTGAGGCTGAGCATATGCCTGACATTGCAGCCGACAGTACTTCGATTGCTTTTGGCGATTTTGAGCGCGGTTATCTGGTTGTGGATCGTATTGGTCTGCGTGTTTTGCGCGATCCATATTCTGCCAAGCCATATGTGCTGTTCTACACCACCAAGCGTGTAGGCGGCGGTGTGCAGGATTTCGATGCGATTAAACTTCTGAAGTTTGCGGCCTAAAAACGCACAGGACAGCGGTTTTGCTGTCATTTTTTACAGCCCCCTTTGGGGAAGCCCTGCCGATATTGGCAGCTAGATTCAGTTCGCAAACACGTTGAATCTTTTTCTGGGGTGTCATGCGTAACTGTCTGATTTGAGAGTTATTTTAAGGGGAAAGTAAATGACAATGTTTCTTGTCACGCCACCGGCACTCGAGCCGGTGACGGTTGCCGACGCGCGTGCATTTTTGCGAATTTCTACTGAAAGCGAAGACGACATTCTGCGGCGTCTCATCAAGACGGCCCGCGAGCTTGTTGAAGCCGAAACAGGATTGGCACTTATCAACCAGACATGGCGTTTGCGCGTGGATCGCTGGCCGCGTTCAGGGCGCCTGGCTCTATTTAAGTACCCGGTTAAAGCGGTGACCGCTGTGGTTGCCTATCAGCCGGATGGAAGTGCTATCAGCATGGAACCGGAAGAATTCATGCTCCAGCATGGTCGTCGCCCGCAGCGCGTTTACATGGCGCAATATCCTGACGCACAGTCTTTCTGCGGTCTTGAGGTGGATTTCATTGCCGGATTTGGTGAGACTGGCGTTGAAGTGCCGGATGCTATCAAACAGGCGATACTCACTCTGACTGCACACCTATACGAGAATCGCGCTGGCCTCGACAGCAAGCAGGCGGAACTTCCGCCGATGGTCGGTCAGATGGTGGATAGCTGGCGACGCATATCCCTATGAACAATGTGCTGTTTATTGATCCAGGCCAGCTCACCGCCGAGCTGGCCTTGGAAGCCATGCATCCGGTTGCCGATGGCATGGGCGGTTATCGTGAAATCTGGTCGGAAATTGCATCGGTATGGGGGCGCATCGAACCCGTATCGAGCAACCAGAGAGATTTTGGCATCCGCCCACGTCCAGAGATAACGCATCGCATTCTGGTGCGTTATCGCGCGGACATTTCATCCGATCAGCGTTTGCGTAAAGGCGGACGCATATTTGTGCTGCGTTCAGTACACGATCCGGATGAAAGCGGACGCTACCTCATTTGTCTTGCAGTGGAGGAGGGGCGTTGAACGTCACCATGAAACTGACCTTCGAAGGTCTCATACGAGCGCTGCGGTTCAGACAGGTAGCCGTGCGAGAGGATATTGCCGTCGGGCGTAGGGACATCCGAGGCGACAAGCAAAAATCGAGCGGGGATCAAAATGAAGAATGGCGCGAGCGCATTGCAAAAAGCACTTTATGAGGCCTTGAAGAACGACGACGAACTTATTGAAACTCTTGGTGGTGAACATGTTTACGATCACGTGCCACCTAAAACACCTTTTCCCTATGTCACGTTGGGTGAAACACTTAGCAAGGACTGGAGTACGGCAAGTGAGCCGGGGGGCGAACATTTTCTCAATATCCAGATATGGGCGCGCGAGGCTGGACGCAAACGTGTGCTTGATATTGCCGGGCGCATTGCCACGCGGCTCGATGAGGAGCCGCTTGAAGTGGATGGGCATAGGGTCATCAATCTCATGCTGACCGAAGTATTGGCACGCAATACCGATGGGTTCGGGAGCTATCTCGGCACCATGCGTTATCGGGCGGTGACAGAACCCGCTGATTAGAGCGCATCCCGAAAAGTGTGAAGCGGTTTTCGGACAAGGTGCGCTCAAAAACAAATACTTGGAGCGGACCCGTTCTAATCGTTAGTTATTCCGCATTTCCAGATGCAAAGCCGTTTTCATTTTTGCTGGAAATGCTCAAATCAAGGATCGATAAATGGCAGCTCAACGCGGCAAGGATATCTTGCTGAAAATCGCAACCGGTGAGAGTGCATTTGAAACCTGTGCAGGTTTGCGCACCAAACGCATCGCTTTCAATGCCGAAACAGTGGACGTGACGGATGCCGATGCGGCTGGCCGCTGGCGGCAGCTACTTTCTGGAAGCGGTGTGCAGCGCGCTTCGGTTAGTGGATCAGGGATTTTCAAGGACGCGGCTTCGGACGCATTGATCCGTAGCCTCTTCTTTAATGGAGAGATCCGCAACTGGCAGATCGTGCTACCGGATTTCGGCAGCATTACTGGACCGTTTCAGATCGTGGCACTTGAGTATGGCGGTAATCACGATGCTGAAGTGACTTTCGAGGTCGCGCTGGAATCGGCGGGGCTGATTGCATTTGGAGAGGCTCTATGATGGTCAATCGCCATCGTGGCGAGGTTGCGGCAAAATTGGATGGCCGCGACTGGACACTCTGCCTTACACTTGGCGCGCTTGCCGAGCTGGAAGCAGCATTTGAAGCGGATAATCTCTCAGACCTCATTGCACGCTTTTCGACAGGGCGGCTCGCTGCTCATGACATGCAGCGCATCATTTGCGCGGGCCTGCGCGGTGGCGGTCATAATGTGAGCTATGACGATGTTGCCGAAATGCGAGCCGAAGGCGGTGCAGCCGGGTTCGCATATATCGTTTCAGCACTTCTGACTGCCACATTCGGAAGCGCTGAAAAGCCAGAAAGCGATTCTACGTCAAACCCTTGAGTGCCGCAGTTGAATCAGATCCTTCACACAAACCTTTCCCGTGGGATGAGGTTATGCGGGCAGGATTTGGTTTGCTGCGGCTCTCCTCAAAAGACTTCTGGGCAATGACCCCGCGCGAACTTGCAGCGGCTCTCGGACCCGTGTTGCGCAACACATATGCTCCTTCGCGTGCGACCCTTGATGCGCTCATGCACGCCTTTCCCGACAGGTAGTTAAAATGACAGATGAAACCGTAACCGTTTCCGTCGAGGCGGATACGAGCGCGTTCGATCGTGCTTTGACCGATCTTGAAAAGCGCTCGTTGAGCTTCGGCTCCAACCTCACGACGGCACTCAAAAGCGCTATTGTATCCGGTAAGGGACTGGAAGATGTGCTGCGCGGCCTCGCAAGCAATTTGGCAGGCTCAGCACTATCGGCTGGTCTCCAGCCATTACAAAGTTTGGGCTCGTCGCTGATGTCGGGCATGATGACGGGTATCCGTGGCATCATGCCATTTGCCAAAGGCGGCGTGGTTTCCAGTCCGACCTATTTTGGCATGGGCAATGGTTCGCTGGGCCTAACCGGCGAAGCGGGTGCAGAAGCCATCCTGCCGCTCGCGCGTGGTGCAGACGGCAGGCTTGGGGTTGCAACAGGTGGCGGCAATGCTGGCAAACCTGTGCAGGTCGTTTTCAATATGTCTTCGCCCGATGCATCCTCTTTCCGCAAATCCGAAGCGCAGCTTTCAACCATGCTGGCAGGTGCCGTACGCCGTGGCGCGCGGAGACTTTGAAATGGAATCTTTTCACGATGTCCGTTTTCCACTCGGGGTTTCCTTCGGCGCAACCGGAGGTCCGGAATGGCGCAATGAAATCATTACGCTCACATCCGGCATGGAAAAGCGTAACGCCCGCTGGGCGCATTCCCGACGCCATTTTGATGCGGGCACGGGATTGCGTTCGCTTGACGATCTGAAAGCCGTGCTCGCCTTCTTCGAGGCCCGGCATGGTTCGCTCTATAGTTTTCGTTTCCGAGACCCATTCGATTTTTCATCTGCCTCAGATAGCGCGGCACCATCACCATTCGATCAACAGATTGGAATAGGCGACGGAGCAAGCGTTAAATTCCAGCTCATCAAACGCTATGAAACTCATGACCGTCCGATTACACGGCCGGTTAGTGGGACGGTACTGATTGGTGTCAACGGAGTGCGACTTGCGGAAGGTGAGGCATTCACGCTCGATAGTGCCACAGGTAACGTTACTTTCATGCCTGATTATCGGCCTGCCGTAGGCGCCGTCGTGACGGCGGGCTTTCTCTTCGATGTGACAGTACGCTTCGATACAGACAGGCTGATGGCCAGTATTGCGTCGTTTCAGGCAGGTGAAATTCCCTCCATTCCGATCATCGAGGTCAAGATATGATCCCTGTTCCGGCAGCGCTTGAATCACATTTGAAGGGTGAAGTCACAACCCATTGCTTTGCCTGGCTTATAAGACGTTTGGATGGTGTCGTGCTTGGTTTCACGGACCATGATCGTGACTTGCTTCTGGATGGAATTGTCTGCGAGCCGCTGACGGGTCTGAACAGCAGCGAAGCCACGACAACACTCGGGCTGTCTGTTGCGGGCGGCGAGGTCGAAGGCGCTTTGTCTTCAACACGTATCAGCGATGTCGATATTGAGCAGGGCCGTTACGACGGAGCGGTTGTCGAAAGCTATCTGGTCAATTGGACAAGCCCTGAACAGCACATGCTTTTGCGGCGCTGGACCGTTGGCACGATCAGCCGATCCGGTGGCCGATTTGTCATGGAATTGAAAGGCGCTGCGGCTGCTTTTGATGCCGTTTGTGGCCGCCGGATTTTACGTCAGTGCAACGCTGTTTTGGGCGATAAACGCTGTGGTGTGAACCAAAGCGATCCTCGGTTTGCTGCTTCTGGATCAGTAACAGTTGCTGATGGTCCGATGCTGGCGGTGGCTGGACTTGAGGGTTTTGCAAGTGGTTGGTTTGCCGAAGGGCTGCTTGTTTGGACAAGCGGTAAAAGCTCGGGAAGAGCAATTCGTGTTCTGGGACAGAATGGTAACAGTCTGCGTTTGATTGAACCTCCCGTTCTGCCGGTGGAAACCGGCGACACGTTTCGTGTCGTTGCCGGTTGCGACAAGAGCTTTGCAACCTGCAAAGCAAAATTCGCAAATGGCACCAATTTTCAAGGCTTTCCGCATCTTCCCGGCAATGACGCAGCCTTCGCCTACGTCAGCGGTGGTAATGAATATGACGGAAGTGCATTGGTGCCATGATGGTTGCCGAGAGAGTTTTGGCTGAGGTCGAAAGCTGGATCGGTACGCCCTATCGCCACGGTGCATCAATGCGTGGCGTGAGCTGTGACTGTCTGGGGCTGGTACGCGGTATCTGGCGGGCGCTTTATGGCAATGAACCAGAACATCCGGGGGCTTATGCACCTGACTGGGCGGAGGCCACTTCCGGCGATCCGCTTATGGAAGCCGCGCAAAGGCATATGAGATCACGCATCAGCGGTAATCCTCAACCGGGAGATTTGCTCCTCTTCCGCTGGCGCGCCGATGTTGCGGCGAAGCATCTTGGTATCATGGTGAGAGAGAACCGCTTTATCCATGCTTATGAAGGTCATCACGTGATGGCTTCTGCCTTGGTGCCGCAATGGCGCAAGCGGATTGCCGGTATTTTTATCTTCCCTGACGCGAAAGTGTAAGCAATGGCGACTATTGTTCTACAAGCGGTTGGTGCTGCTGTTGGAGGCATTTTTGGCCCTGTGGGGGCAGCTATTGGCGCTGGCTTGGGCGCTATGGGCGGCTATGCCATCGATACGGCGATCATCAATTCGACCCGCCATATGGAGGGGGCACGCCTCAATGGTGGTCGTGTGGCAACAGCAGAAGAAGGTGCAGCGCTTCCTTTCGTTTATGGCACAGCGCGGCTTTCAGGCACGTTGATCTGGGCGACGCGATTTGAGGAAAAGAAAACTACAGAACGTCAGGGCGGCAAGGGTGGTCCGAAAGTGACCAGTTACAGCTATTTCGGCAATGCAGCCTATGCCGTTGCTGAAGGCGAAATCGCTGGCATCCGTCGTGTTTGGGCTGATGGTCAGGAACTTGATCTCACTGACATTGACATGCGCATTTATCACGGTACGCAGCAACAACAGCCTGATCCATTGATTGAGGCCAAGCAAGGAACAGGCAATGCGCCTGCCTATCGCGGCACTGCTTATGTGGTGTTTGAGCGGATTCCGCTCGATGTGTATGGAAACCGTCTGCCACAATTCCAGTTTGAGGTCATGCGACCAGTTGGCAAGGTGGCGCGCGATATCCGCGCTGTGGCGCTCATTCCGGGCTCCACCGAATTCGGCCTATCACCAAGTCCGGTAAGTGACAGGCCTTTTCCGGGTGAAAGCCGCACACTTAACCGCAATGCAAAGCGCGGGCGCAGCGATTGGGCGGTCGCCATGGACGAGCTGCAGATGCTGTGCCCGAACCTCCGCCATGTGGCAATTGTTCTGCCATGGTTTGGCAATGATCTAAGGGCGGATGCTTGTAGCATTCGCCCGGGCGTCACGCATCAGAGCACATTTTCATCAAGCCAGACCTGGAAGGTTGAAAATGTCACTCGTGCCAATGCACATCTTATTTCGACCAGTGGTGACGGTGCGGCTTATGGCGGAACCCCTTCCGATCAGAGCGTAATCGACGCTATTCGTGACGCGAAAGCGCGCGGTCTTAAGGTTACACTTTATCCGTTCATCATGATGGACGTGCCTGCTGGCAATCAGTTGCCGTCGCCTTATGGCGGTGTTGGACAATCCGTCTATCCATGGCGAGGGCGTATCACTTGCCATCCCGCAATCGATGTTGCCGGATCGCCAGACAAAACAGTCGAAGCAGGAAGTCAGGTCTCAGCTTTCGTCAACGGAACGTGGGGTTACAGGCGTTTCCTGAATCATTGTACAAATCTGGCGGTGCAGGCTGGCAGTGTCGATGCCTTTTTGCTTGGTTCAGAATTACGTGGCCTTACCAGCATCCGTGACAGCCGCGAAAACTTTCCATTCGTCACGTATCTTTGTGCGCTTGCCACTGAGATGCGGGTGAAGCTTGGACAAAGCTGCCGCATTACATATGGCGCTGACTGGACTGAATATTTTGGATATCAGGCACAGGATGGAACCGGCGATCTGTTTTTCAATCTCGATCCGCTATGGTCACATCCTGCAGTGGATGCAGTAGGTATCGATAATTATATGCCACTTGCCGATTGGAGGGATAGTGATTTCGATGGCGAGAACCCTGATCGGTTCGAAGGTCCTTATGATCTTAATGGTCTGACAGCGAGCATAGAAACGGGGGAGGGCTTCGACTGGTATTACGCGAGCAGCGAAGACCGTGTCGCGCGTGTTCGTACACCGATTAGCGATGGGCTCGCGGGCAAGCCATGGGTCTATCGCTACAAGGATATTCGTGCCTGGTGGAGCAATCTGCACTACAATCGTATTGATGGGGCAGAGGTTGCCCGACCTACAGCTTGGCTGCCGCAATCCAAACCAATTTGGTTTACAGAACTTGGGTGCCCGGCAGTAGACAAAGGTCCGAACCAGCCCAATGTCTTTCCTGATCCCAAATCGTCTGAAAATGCGACGCCATATTTCTCGAACGGTTCACGCGCCGATATCGGTATGGACCGGTTCCTGCGCGCACATTTCAAGCACTGGCCGGAAAACAATCCGGTCTCTTCTGTGTATGGCAGTCCAATGCTGGACATGGATCGCATTTATATGTGGTCCTGGGATACGCGACCGTTTTCAGAGTTTCCGCTGAAAGGTGATGTGTGGGGCGATACGCCAAACTGGCGACTCGGTCATTGGCTTAATGGCCGCGTCAGTGGAGTTTCGCTTGATGAACTGATTGCTGCCATACTGGCCGATTTTGAGTTACCGGAAGCTGATTGCACTGCTGCGGATGGGCATCTCACCGGGTTTGTTATTTCGGAACCGTCAACAGCACGCGGTGTTCTGGAACCACTGATGAATGTGTTTGGTGTGCATGGGTTTGAGCAGGCGGGCCGGTTTGTGTTTCGGAGTATCGCCCGTGCGGCTCCTGCGCTTGATGTGGCGCATATGCTGGTCGAGCCACAGGATGGCGAAGCGTTGAACTCTGTTCTCGAAGATCAGGGCGATCTGCCTTCCGTGGCCGAGCTATACTGTAACGACCCACTACGCGACTTTCAGGTTGTCGGTGCATCGGTGCGTCGGGATACCGGGCAGGGCACAGAAAGCCTCAGCCTATCGGGCTCGATGGAAACAGGGCAGGCCACTGCCCTTGCCGAAAGCTGGATGGCGCGCCGCTATGCTGAACGGCGAACCGCAAGCTTTTCGCTGCCATGGTCAGAGGCCGCACTTCACGTCGGCGATCGTATCCGGCTTGATATCCTTGGGGGCGGGCGCAACTATGTCGTAACAGCGTTGGAAGATGGCGAAGTACGGGCTGTCAAAGCCGTCGCCCTTGCACCGAATGTCATGTTTGCAGACAAAGGTGAAACTCCAAAGTTTCCACCGGGAAAACCGGTCTCGGATATGAAGCCGATTTTTCACCTCATAGATCTGCCGCTTTGGCCGAGTGCGGAAGATCCCGCTGGTCAATTCCGCGTTGCGTGTCATGCGAAGCCATGGCGCGGTGTCGCGGCTTACGCGTCACCATCCGACGATGGTTTTGCCGAACGCAGCTTGATCGGCGAGCGCACCGTGATGGGGGAACTGACAAGGCCGCTTAAGGGAGCACCGAGCGGACGTTTGATCGACGGGAATGCGATAGAGCTTGTACTTTACTCAGGTGAATTGGGATCAAAGCCACTTGTTCAGATACTGAACGGGGCCAACACGGCATTTCTAAAATCCCCCAATGGAGAATGGGAAGTTTTTCAGTTTCTCGAAGCAGAAGAGATTGGACAAAACCGCTGGCGATTGAGCAGGCTTTTACGCGGTCAGCTTGGTACGGAAACAGCAAGCCTCATTGAGAAGCCAGTCGGGACCCCGTTTGTATTGCTTGACGGTGGGGTGCAGGACATTGGTCTGCTAGCTTCCGAAATCGGGCTTGAGCTGAACTGGCGCATAGGGGCGGCAGGCAAATCGTTCTCGGATGAGTTCTTCGATACCGTGAAGGCAGTCGGCGGCTTGCAAGCCCTGAAACCTCTCAGCCCGGTCCATCTCAAGGCCAAACAACTCAGTAATGGTGATTTGTCGGCTCACTGGATCAGGCGCGGAAGGCTCGATGCTGATAGCTGGATGGGTGAGGATATTCCGCTGGCTGAAGAACGTGAAGCCTATCAGGTGGAAGTCTGGCAGTCCGATGCAATTGTGCGCAGTGCCCAGGTGCAAACTACGTCCTGGATCTATTCGAATTCAGAACGTCTTGCTGAACTCGACACAAAGGGATTCCAGATTCGCGTCGCGATGGTGAGTGCAAAAACTGGAGCTGGTGATTTCGCCACGCTCGATATTTCAAATATTTTGTGAAAATCAGAAAGGAAATTTAATGGCTGAAGATAAGCCTTGGTATCTTTCTCGCACTGTTTGGGCAGGATTGGTCGCTCTGTTTTTATCATTGGCGGGCGCTTTTGGCCTTATCAGTGATACGATCGATCAGGGCGCTTTAACTGATATATTGCTGCAACTCGCGACAGGCATCGCTGGCCTTATTGCTGTTTTTGGTCGCATAGGGGCAACTTCGCGCATTTCATAATTTCACAAAGCGTGATAGCAAAGTTTTGAAAAGTGGCATAGTTCCGGAATGTTGACGGATGTTCCGGATAATATTATGCATAAAAACAATAGTTTAGAATGGCGCCAATCGGGGTTTTCTGGTTGGGGCTGTTTTACAGGCCCAAATTCCTTTGTGTCTATAAGCAGGGTGATCGTTCATGCATCGTTCAGCTGAAAGGCGCTATATAAGGGACATGATGAAACAGAACCCTGCTCTCAAAATTTTCGCGCTTCTGGCCGTTAGCATTGGTCTGTTGCCGGTTGATGCCGGTGCCTTGCCAATTACAATGCCCCAGAAGTCTAATCTTCGGGTTGCTGCTGCTGGCGATTGTGCGGCGGTGGGCGAACAAGTGGCTGCCTCACAGGGTGGTCAGTTGGCCAAGGCAACGCCGACCACACAGAATGGCCGCCCCATGTGTGTGGTCGTGGTACTTGTACCCGGACGCGATGGCGAACGCCCGCGCCGTGTAGAAGTCGCCGTCCCCGCACAGTAG